TTGAAATAGCTTTCGAATAAAATACCCAGTCGCTTATTGACTTTTTGTAAGGCATATTAGAATCAAAGTCTTCACAATTCCCATCAGAATCTATAGTAAAGACTACATATTTTTTACCTTCTCGAACTTTAATTCTTTTAGATATTTCAGTTGTGACTTTCATTTTAGTAAACTTTTGTATTTCAAATAAATTGTCTCTAGTTCATGCACCTTGAATTGCTTGACAATACCCCTCATTGCTAGCATTGTGTCTACCTCTTGTTGTCCGTATTCTCTTACCATTTTCTTTAGATAATCCGGCCAAGCGCCTTTAAGCCCGATATTACAGTGATAGCATTGCGAATGTACTTGTCGTTCATCAAAAAGAAAAATCGGATGGCGACCAGGAATGAAATGTCCAGCTTGAGCTTGTTTGAAATCTAATTCTTTTCCGCATGTGTAGCATAAAATTACTTTCCTTCCACCTAAGTCAATTGTGTCGCGTTGGCGTATCCACTTAGAGAAAACGTCCCATGCTTTTTTCTTTAACTTACTTACCGTTTGCTTTTTTGGTTTTTTTACGCCAATACTTTTGGACATAGCTCTCTAATCCTCTTTTAACCTGAAAGACCTTAGAGATTGGAATTGAAATCACCTGCTCGCCATTACTTTTTAAAATGTATAAAACTAAGATATTCTCGTTGGCGTACATTCTTACGCTTTGTGTTTCTTTAATTTTTGTAAGTTCTTCGGTGATGATTTTCATTTTGTTGCATTCCAAGCCACATGTTCTTTAGTTTCTTTACAAAATATTCCCCTCCACGGCTTACCAGTTTTACTTATTCCTTCCTTGTAGTCAGCATCAGCACCACAAGTGGCACAGACATATTTCTTACCTTGACCAGAGGTTGCATTCATTATCGGGTCTTTGTTTAATTGTATTTCGCTTGTGTCTTTATTCCAGGATGGTTCAAAACCCCTTTTAATATAAGTGTTAATTATCTTTACTATTTGAGTGGCCTTGTAGCTACTCGGAACGCTTTTCTTTATATGAAAGCCTTTGTAATATAAATCTATGCTTGTCCAAGATGTTTCTTTGGTATCGTTATTCATATTTAGTTAATGCACATCCGTTGGTGTAGCCCACCCAGGCATTAAAGTTACCCTTACCATTACCTTCTTTACCATCGGCCCTGTCCCAAACTTTATATCCACAACTTATATTTCCTTCAGGAGTGGCAACTTCTAATAGAGAGCATCCAGGGGTTTTAAAATGAACGGAATTTATACGCATGTAGCCTACGTCTATGCTTCCATTGGTATTTGTATTAAACCCATCAGCGGGATGGTTTAGGCCTTCACATCGAGACACGGCTATGGCCATTCGATAATGCTCAATTCCGAAAGTTTTGTATATTAGTTGTTCAGGCTCAGTCTCTAAATCCTCAGGTGCAGGAATTGACTCTAATATGGTAACTATTTCTTTGGTTGGTATTTCTCTTGCCTTTATTTCTATTGGCTTTTTGAACTCAACAGTGACAGGTTGGTTAAAGACTAGTTCATTACTATCAAACCAAGCGTTTACCGACCTTAGAAGCGCGTACATAGCCCCACACGCTAATATAAAGATTGATAGCCCAAGTAGAAACCAAGTCTTTTTGTTTATGTGTAATTTATATTTATTTACCATGATGTGTCCTCGTAGTCTTCGTAAGACATTCTAATTTTCCTTTTTTCAATATATCTTAGTCCTTTTAAATAACCTTCTAAGTAAGCCTTTACTTCATCTTTACTAAGTTTTACTTGTGCATGAAGTATTGCTTTGTTTAATTTGTTTAATTCTTTTAAAGTATTCATATTATTCATCAAGTAAACTTTGAACGCCGCGATCTTCATAATCTACATATTCATATGGATCTATATTTGTCTTTGGTAAACCATCTTCGGATTTGTTATAAGTGATTACAGTTTCCATGTTTTTATAAACTCTAGTAACAAAGTCGTTGAATAGTTTGTCTTGTGGGCGAAGAGATTTGTTCATGTTATTTCTTACTAGTAACTATAAATGTTTGGATTACAAGTCTAAGTGCTTGGCTGAAACGACTCTCGTATCTTTCAATTGCAAGCTTTTTAATAAACTCATATTGTTCGGGGGTTATTGAGATGCTTAACTTTTTCATATTGCCAAATATACATCAAAAATACCTTTTGCTTTCCTTAGAGAATTAGTAAAATGTGTTTCCTCGCCTGTTTTGGCAATAATGAAAGTTGGATGTTGAATACCATCTTTCCATAAACAAACAGTTTCTCCGTTTTTGCTACATCCTCTCTGTAATAATTTTTTAGAAACCTCGGACTTTACATTTTTCATTAGTGTTAGCTTATACTACGAAGTATTACTTGTCAACACCCAAAATAGCTTCCCTTTTAAAAGCTTGAAATGCAGACTTATATATACGACTACATATTTGCTGTTTGTGAGTTACTTGGCCCCTATCCATTAAAGATATCTTTTCACCGCAGACCACACATACATTTACGTGTTTAAGTGAATTAAACCACTTTTGGTGGGATATGTTATTGTAATTTCTAATAGTCATGTATTGTATTTAGTTAATTCTTTTAAGAATTAAATAGGAAAATAATCCCCCCGTTCCGATTTACGTTGGATTACCTGCACTTACGGACAAGAACAAAAAAAACAACTCTTTGCCTAGACTGTTTCATCTACAATTGCCCGATGGGCTCTTAATTTATAAGTAAAAGAACTAAAACACCAAAAACACCTTTTACTAGCTCTTTCAAGTCTTTTCCTTCTGCATCTCTACCCTGATAAACAAACAGCTTTTCGTAACATTGATTGATCTCATTGTTATAGAGCCTTAATACTGCATTTCTTGTCTTTGCGCATTCACTACACCTATTGTATTTTGCTTCGCCTTCATAGTTTAAAATACTAAACCACTTGTGGTAGGTTGTTAGTTTGTGAGTATTTTTACCCTTGGTGTGGGTTTCGTGTATTAAGATTTCCTTCCAACCCAAATCGTTGTCTTGTGGAAACTGCATTGAATCTAGTTGTTTCTTTGCTTCTTTCCAATCCTCCGGTTTTGGTAGATTAAGTGAGGCCTTAGCTATACTAGAAATGTTTTTTACTTCCTTCATATCTCTTTTTAAATAAGTCTCTTTCTGCTTAATAAACATTTCGTATGCTGGATTCATTTGTTTTTCCACCTCTTTTCAAAGTCTGTCATTTCTTCTTGCGGTTCTACTTGGGGCAATATCTCGGCTATCTTTGTGGCTATCGTTTTAATAGTCCAACTATATTCTGCATCTCTTTCGTGTTCCATGACTGAGATAATTTGATCTGGTGTTCTACCATTCATAAACATTGTCTTAATTGCTTGTTGGATTGGTTTATATTCGTCTCCTTTGGGGTCTATACCTTTTACTTCCTTGTACTTCTCTATCACTCTGTTGTAGTCCTCTTGGGGATAAGACTCATCTTTTCTTTTCTTCGCGGGGGTCATTCTATGGCAATAAACACACTCTATAAAAGCCTGTTCTTCTGGTTCTTTCGGGGTAAGATAATGTTGTTTAACAAGTTCTCTATCAATATCTGACCTAGAGTTGGTTTCTGCTAGTTCCAACATATATTTATAATTATCGTCATCTACGTGGGGAACCACCTTAGCCAGCTTCGTCCAGCCTATTTTATTCAACTCGCTCGGAGCGAGTGAATATTTGTCTATAAAAGTCTCGTAGATTTGTATCCATCTTAAGGTGGTTGTTCTATCGAAAGCAAACTCTGGTCGTGCAAGGTAGGAGAAAAAAGATTCCTCGCCCTCAATTTTCCATAATTGTTTATCCCTAACTTCTTTTAATCTTTTTGTAAGTTCCCAAACAAGTATATCGGCACGATTTCTCAACTCAAGAATTTCGTTGGTTATTTTGCGAGCATAATCAGCCGTTGTTATCTGTTTGTTTTCCATTTTTGAAGAAACACGGGCCACATTGATCCATTTCTGGAAAAATATTCGGCTTTTCTACATACCAAAACTTCCAAATCTTTTTACCACAAGTTTTACAGTGTGTAACTGCATCCTTTTGAAGAAGTTGCTCCCACATTTCGTCTTGTAACATAACCCAATCTACTATACTTTTAAAGGTCTTACAATAACCAATTTGTGCGTAAATGTGAAAATATATTGTGTGAAACACGATCCGCTATTGACAAGGCTTGACCAAATGCCATAATAAATTACCCTAGTGGGCTAAGTCATAGTACGACCCTCGCTAGGATTGATAGTTTCTTTTTTAAATAGTTTAAGCGGGGAGGGACTTCATTATCAGGGCAGGCTAAACATATCCCCGCTTAGACTTTAAACCTTGGAGGCTAAGTAATAAAAGAATTCTTTCCTCTTTTAAGAAGTAAACCCTTTACTGGACACATCATTTCACCATCAACCTCCCGACATCGTTCACAATCGGGATCACCCTCTTTGTAAATGGTAATCTCTCTAGGAAGTTTCTCAAAAGCATAAATTTCTGACTTAAATCTTTCCCCGCACCTTGTGGTAAACTGATATTTATGTTCTAAAAGTTCTTTCATTTTCTCCTTTTTCTTTGTGGAAACCTCCAGCCGCCTGCCGCCGCGTTATCGGTGTTGTCTCTGGCGGTTTTAAGCATTTCCTCATCGTGTTCTGTATTCCAAAATACATCTCCATTCTTAACTAATTCATCTCTTTCTCCAAAGGTCTTTTTAAAAGAATCCTTAGTTCCATCGTAATTTTTAAAAGTTTGAATCATGTCTGGATGAACGCAAAATTGTTTTTCTGGATCAATGTATCGTTTACCTCGCTCTTTCATTTGATTCTATTACTAGGACATCTGCCCGTATGTTCGCACTCAAAAATGGTTATCAAGTTTGTGGGATCGTTTCCTCCATGGGCTCTTTGGGGTTGAATGTGGTGTACATGAAGATGCGGACAGGGTTCGCCGTCATAAGGACACACATCATTTTTATACCAACCACGCCCCTCAGAATAATGTCTCATTTGTGAGTGGTAATCGTCCCTTTCTAGTATTGCTTCACGTTGGTTTTTAGTTAAAGGTAATTCAGGTGACATCTACGTACTTACCCATCAATGGGCCATGAAGTCCGTAATAACTAATTTCTCCAAAAACATCCTCTGCAACAAATTCTTGTTCTCCGCCATCAAAGTCTCTATATTTAACTTCGGCGACCGATGTTTCGCCAAGACTGTTTGCTTCCTGTATTTCCATCATATATTGAGTTACCTCATCAAGCGGCATAACAACTTGTATGCCTCTTTTTTGTCCTTTTCTATCTGTTCGTACCGCTAAAATATTAACTCCATTTTCTACTGTCATATAAATCACCCCCTACACTGGTTCTAAATCATCGGGTGGTGGTAATTCTCGTGGACTTTCCGTCCCCCGATTCTTTCTTCCAGCATTATCCTCAATCTCATGGTAAAGAATAAGTTGTCCATTGTTATCAAGTCTTGGCTCATATAGATAACTCCCGCCAGCATCAGGTGCATAATCCATAATCCAGTAGTTTGCATCTCTTGCGGCCCCCTTAACACACTGAGCACACCTGCAAGTATCAACGTGAGGATCCCTAATTCTCTCGGCTCTTGCAAATGCCTTTTTTGCCTCTCGGTCTGCATATCTTCTGACATATTCTTCTTGTGCATTTTCAAATTCTTTAGTCAAGTATTACTCAACCTCCTCCTGTCGGCGTTGCTACTGGAGCTGGATTTGCCCACAGTCCCCTTTCTTCTCGACATTCATCTAAAGTTACACCCGGCGCACCCATGGCCTGTCTTAATATATTCTCATTAAGACAATCTCCCACTAAGTTTTCGTGATCTCTCTTGCCTTCTGCAACATTAGATACTGCTGTGTATACTAATCCCGCAGACCCCGCAATAAATGCTCCTACAGCTAGAGCCCTTGCAACATAATCCTTTTTCTCTACACGCAAACCATCGCTGGGAATAAAATATCTATTTCCTTTATTGTCTTCTGCAATTATGCTTTTTTCACCTGTTTCTTTCATTAGTAATCACCCCCGAAATATTTGGCAACAACTTCTTTTACTGCTGCCATTCGTTGTGAAATTGCTTGTTTGGTAACTCCAAACTCTCCCGCTATATCATCGAGCGTGAATCCTTCCATTGTTAATGCAAATACCGATAACTGTCTAGGCGACAGGTCATCCATTAGGGCTTTTAATTTCTCTTTATAAGCAACCATTTCTATCGCTTGATCTTCAACTGATCTTTCCATTATTTAAATCCTTTCTGGGGCGCAAAAGAAGAAAACTCAATAAAGAGGTTATACGAAGTTAAAGCTAGTTTCTTACTTTGTATTGGCGTAAATAGTCCTAAACATACAAATAATAATTAGAAACGAGTTAGTCCTTTCTCTGCTACTCCCGTTTTATGCAATGCGGAATCTGCAAATCTTAGTCCTGCTGTTAATAATAAGTAAAATGTTGGATCCAGATTAAGTCCACCAAGATTTTCAAGTAAAAATCCAACTACCGCCGTTGCAAAAGCCAACACTCCCCACCTTAATGATTCTACTACAAGTTTTCCTAAAGGACTTTCTAAAAACTTTAATTTGGTCATTTTATATCACCTTCTTCTATTAATCTTACTTCCCTAACAAAGCGAATCTAATTAACTGAAACTTTGTATACCTTTTAAGAACTGATGTGTCTGTAAGTTTCAGATATTCCTCCTCAGTAATGGCAACTTTGCCCTCGAAATCTTTTAATTGTCTTTGTAATTGAAATATAAATGTTTCTTTATCTCCTAATAATCTAACTTTTTCTTTAAGTTCTTCATCAAGTTTGATTCTATTTGCTTCAATCGTCTGAAGCCTTTGTTCCAAGGCACCAATTTCTGAAGCTTGACCCTCAAGCTGTTTTTGTAGCTTATTAACTTGAGCTTTGTATTCTTCAACTTTTTTATAGGCATCCACAACTCCCTGCAATAATCCTCTTACTTCACCTTCTGGTTTTGTTAAATCAACATTAAATTGTGTTCTGAAATATTCTACTAGCCATTCCATATTAGTTCCTGTCTTTCTCGCCCACTCTAAGACGAATTGTATAGGATCTGTCCACTTTTTCAAATCATCTAGTGTCTTTGCTATCCCATCCACCCCCGTTGGTTCTTTCTTAATACAAAAATGTAAGTGTGCCGACTGAGTGCCGCTTTTGCCTAGAGTTGCGATCTTCTGTCCTTCGATAACTTTGTCACCCGACCTTATAAATATGTCCTGACAATGTGCATAGTGACACCAGATACGCCCCCAAGGCCCATCATGCTGGATATGTACATGGTTTCCAAAAGTCGGCATTCCTGAATGATTATGTGTGCTTGTAACCTCTCCGTCTGCTATGGCGAATATCGGTTGTCCTAAATCTGTATCTCCGCCTGTTTTTAAATTGACATCCGCACCCTCATGTATATAAGTTTCTCTTTTGTCTCCATATCCGCTCGCTATATACCACGACTCCCAATTGTCCACAGGTAATCTCATTTAATTTTGCTTTTAATCCAATCTATTGCAAAAATTCCTATGACATTTATAAAAGCGACAAATGCCACAAGTTTCCCCATTATATTTGCTCTCCATAATTCCAAACTAGACACCCTCTCGACTACTTTGTCTAGTTTATCTTCTACTCTGTTAACTATCTCGTAAACATCTGATATCGTGACTTTTCCGTTTGGCATATTATTCATTAATTGTGACAAGTTAAATTATATTAACGCAAGTCTGGAGGTGCGGCATACCAAGCCCCCCATCCTTGCTCATCATATATTATCTTTGCCATTTTTATATTCAGAGTTGGTTCATACATATCTCTATAAGAGGTAATTCCATTCTTTTGGAGTAATGATTTTTTCCTTCTGTGAAAATCTGCAAATGTGTTAGAGTTTATTCTATAAAGTCCTCGATCAATTGAACCATCATTGTTAGGTATATCCACCTCTGGCCCTGTCTGAAAACCTGTATTCTCGCCTTTAATAACTCCTTTTTCATCTGTATACCTTAAAACTCTGGTTGCGTCTTTCCAATCATCCCCAAAAACTCCCCCAATCTCTTTATCATAAGGCGTAACTGTACTTTCTTTGTCTACTATCTTTATTTCTTTCTGGAATGTTTCATCCTCCCCAATCCTTTTCAAAACCGATGAGGGGATTTTGTCTTTATCTACAAAAGTATATTCACCATTGTCTGATTTTTTATAATACCCCCCACCAGACTTTATGTATCCCTTTTCAACAAATGGATCTTTATTTTGTTGGTTTAACATAGCCTTCTGGTAATCAACCGCCTCCTGCAATCTTTGTTCCTTAGATGTATATCCAAACTTCTCGGAAATGTTCTTTTCTCCTATACCAACCTTTTCACCCACTCTTGCCAATACTCTTCCAATTTCCTGGGCTATTGTTAGATCACTATCAACATCTCTGTACTTTAATTTAAAATTTCCTCTACTATCGGTGACTCCAAAGGCCAACTTATCGCCTTGAATTTCAACCGAAGTAATTTTCTCTTCAGATGCACTAGCGGTTTTAGAAATTGAGTCTAATACTTTATTAACCCTGGCAATAAATTTATTTAATGGCTTACTTGCAGAAATTTTACCTGGCAACAGCTTTTCCATTTCTTTTTCCTCCTCTTTTTGTTCTTGAGATTTAACTTCAGTCTTATACTTAAAGTCATACTCTTCAAATATCTGTTGTTTTATTTCTTCCTTGGCTTTGGTTATAAGTTTTTCTTTGCTTTCATCTGATAAATTTTTAAACTCCGAGGTCGTAGTTATATTCGTGTACCATTCGTTGTATACTCTGTTGTAGTTGTCGTTGGCTTCTTCAAACTTACCCTCACCAACCTTTTCTTCGAACTGCTTTAATTCCTTTGTTGGATTAATAGACCAATCTTTTTTAAATGCTGATGAAGAGCTTGTAGAAAGTCCTAGAAACTCCAATATATTTGATCCCAGCCTGTTTGATGAGTTTGGGTCGTCTACCATTTCCCGTGCAGTTTGTAAGTTAATCGGCTGGAATAGACTCTCCATTTCACCTTTAAAAGTAACAGGTTTACCGCCGTACATTTCACCTACTGATACATCGTTCAAAACCCTGCCGATTACGTTTAATTTACCAGAAGCAAAATTAACCAGTAAATCTTTACCTGTTGTCTCTCCATATTCAGGTGTTTTCCCTTGTAATCCATCAATAATTTTTTCTGACATTTTAACTGCAAGATTAACAAATGCCGCTTTGCCTCCAGTTATGTCAACCCAACGTCCCCATATCTTTATTTTTCCTAGTTTCTTTTCGTGGTCAATGCTATCCGGATCCAAAGCTTTAGCCAAAGCCATAACTAAGCTAGTTACACCTAAATTTATAAGTAGATTTTTAGCCGCTTCTTTTCTGACGTAACTCGTAGCTCTTGGGTCAAACACATGGGCTGTTAGTTGATTAATTTCTGCGGTATAGAATCTAGGAGCATAGAATACTTTTCCTAGTAAACCAGTGGCCGCACCAGCACTTCCCCTACCCGTAATTGAAGTAACATAACTTCCAAGTCCACCGGCAACCTTTGTGTCTAAGACATTCTGTCTTGCGGTTTCTGCGGCTTTAATTGTAATATCTGCGATATCGGCTCTAACTAACTTTGCACCACCGTTAAAAGCTGCTTCACTTGCCTTAAAAAACCTTCCCAACACTGGTATTTTGGCTGGCAATTGTGAAGCGTAAACTTCTTCTGAGATTATTCCCAGTCCATATCCTGCTGGGTCGGCAGAATACTTACCATTTACGGCATTGGGTCTTGAATATACCTCGGCATTAATAGCAAGCATGGGGTCTTTACCTCCCAGTGATTGCCCCATTATTTTCCACGATTGCAAAAATCTCTTTACCCAAATCCCTGTGAATCTAGGATTTGTCAAAGCACTAATAAGCTGTCTTCCCCACAAAGAGTTGTCATAGGCCGTCTGAATCGTTCTGGCGAGGTCTGAAACTGTATTAATAGGTACACTAAGGAGATATTTAGCGCGTTGTTCTCTAAAATACACCTTTTGGGATTCTAATTTTAGTTTTCCTATGTAATCTTTCAAAACGGCATCATATAACCCGTACTTCATTCTCTTGGGAGAACCTATTAGATCGCTTTCTGGAATACTTGCCTTAGCCTCACTTCTTTTCTCCGACAAGTCACTGATGGTTTTTGCTTCGTTTTGGGTTACATCTATTCCTAATCTTGTCGAAGCTAAATCTTCTAAAAACACACCTTCGGGGTCTAAAACACTATCCATCTTCTCTATTCTTGAAATTAAATCTCTTTTTACTTGAGGAGATATCCCCGCTACTTTCTTGGCCCAAGTTATCATCCCTGCCTGTTGGTTTTTAAGAAGCAACTTACTTTCAAATAATGAATTAACCTGTTTAGCGTTTTCGGCACTGATAACCTTTTCGAAGTAACCTCTTCTTTGCTCACTGGACATATCTGCCAATTTAAAGGGATCTATTTCTCCGCTTTTTAAGGCTTGTTTAAACTTTAGTGTTTGATCCTTGGTTAAGCAAAACGCCATGTTAGCACTCTATAGAATTAAGGAAACTATTCCACACATTTTTATTTGGTACTTTTATATTCTTCTTGATGTTCTCAACAACTGTATCTTGTGCTTGTTTAACTGTCCTGCCCTTGTATCTTTCACCGAACCTTTTAGCTCTGATATCTACGATTTCTTTCATTAGTTTAACAGGAGAATCTGGATCTATCTCGGTTAAAATACTTATCTCCTGACCTCCCCTAGTAGACGCTAAGGTAGCTAACTTTCGTGCAAGATCTACATCCCCCCTTGATTGATTTTGCATGGCTACGAAGATTGAGTTATTTAGAAGCCCAGACGGAGCTTCCTTTTCTCCTGCCAGTACTTGTAATGCTTCGTTAGGGTTTTTGCTAACATAATCAACAGCCTTTGCTATCTGCTCTTGTTTGTTCATCTGATTATACGTTGACAAATTCTTGACTTCATCTGGGGCTGTATCTAATGATTCCTTAATCCTTGCTTCAAGTCTGCTTTCTTTCTGTCTTCCCTCACCTACCGGAAGTTGCTGACGGGGAACTTCTACTTTTTTAGGTTTTACTTCTGTGGGTTTTACTTCTACTCCTTTAGGTTGGGTGGGTTGCACAACTGGTTTTGGTTCTTCAACTATTTTTAACTTTTTACCTATTACAGGTTCCTCACTTACTTTTACAACATTCGTTTCCTCTTTTGTTATCGGTTCTATTACTTCAGGAGTTTTAACTTCTTTTGCCTTTATTGGTTCCTGTTCAAGTAGAATATCCTGACTAAAAGATTGGTTTATTGTTCCTACTACAGTTGTTGCACCTGTACCACCCAGAAGTCCACCAAGTCCTGCCAAAGCGTTCCTCGTTTGTACCTCATCCCACCCTAAGTCTTTTCTAAAGGTAGCCTCAGCCGCTAATTGTAAGTTCTCTTGGGCTACTTCAGTTCCAGCCTCCTTGAGAGACATTGGAATTATTCTTTTAGCAAATCCGCTTATGAATTTAGATTTCTGTGCCGGACTAAATAACTCATCTGGAACTATCCTGTCCAAAGCTCCGACTAAAATTCCCGTTCCTAGACCAAGCAACTCTGCCCTTCCTTCTGGTACTCCGTTTTTAATTGCTCCACTCTTTACATCATTTGCAGTAGATCCTACAGTTACACTCACACCGACTACGGGATTGAGTGCATACAAAACAAAAGACGGAGCGATATTCGGCCCAAGAACAGCTAGAGTTTCACCCAACCTTTTAGTTAGTTTTTCTTTTAAAGGAGCTTTTGACCAGTCATCTGAAGGTCTTATGTATTCGGTCTGTTGGACTTTGTCCCATCCCAGTTTTGGAACTTCAGCCGCAGTTTTGTAAACATCCTTCCATTTGTTTAACTCTTCCTTTTGTTTTTTAGCTCTCTCTTTTTTACCCAACAATTCAGTTGTCTTTATACCTACAGTAGCACCCAAATTGAATATCGGGTTATCAACGACAAAACTGGTTGTAAAGTCTAAGGATTCAGATATAAGGTCTCCGAAACCTACGACTGTACGAGCGCCGAACTTTTTAGCACCTTCTATAAATCCACTTTTCTTCTGTGGCTGAGTGGTTACTGGTTGCTGTACTTGTGTCGGTTGTGGCTTTCTTTCCAAGACTGGAGAACTTGTAGGAACTAAAGGTTGTATACCACGTCCACTAGTACCCGTTGGGGCTTTTGTACTTTCGGATAATGGGCCAATGACAACCATACATATTAAGCTTTAAATTTACCTTCTTTTACGTCTTCGATATCTTCTCCTGCGGATCCATAGGGAGAGTAAGTGTTATAAATTCTGTAGATATCTTCAACTGACAACCCACCTGCTACTCCGTAATGGCCGACAACTGCTCTTAATGTTGCTCCTCTTTGAATATCGCCTATTAAGTTTTGTGTTGTCTGTTGTTGGTCGGCTTCTTTCCTCTCTCCTGCAGTTCCCGTACTTGCTTTTGGTTGAGATACTGCAAGAACCTGTTTATTAATAATCTCTCCTGTTTGGGGATTGATTACCGCAAATCCTGAATTAACTCCATCGTCAAAAGAAACTACTTGAGTTTGAATCTTACTTTTCTTACTGGTATCAATGGCCGATTGAATCATTGAACTTGAAAGTCCTGTTGCTCTTGTAATATTTGCGATATCTGTGCCTGATGCACTATCTAAGGCCCCCGCCCCAAGAAGCGTCTGGAATTGTTGCAATGCTTGTTGGGCTTGTTGGGAGTTAATATCAAACTGTTTTGTTTGTAGGCTAAGTTGTGTTTCAACATCCGCTTTTTTCGTTGCTAACTCATTTTGTACCCCTTGTATAGCGTTATTGTAATCTGTTTGTAGTTTTTGGATTCTACCTACACGATTTGCTTCTGACAAGAAGGGATTATCGTTGATTTTACTTACTGCTTCGTTAAATCCCTTAGTCTTGTCTGCAAGTTCCTGTTCTTTACCTGAAATTCCTGAACTTTCATAAAGACCTTTATAAATACCTACCAAATCAATTGTCGGTTGGTTGGTAATTCCTACACCAGCACCAGCCCCTGCTCCTGCACTTGCTGTTGGCCCGCCTTTTCCCTGCCCACCCGTTGCCTGAAAGTCTGCTACTGCTTCTCTATCATTCCAACCTGCATATCCGTAATAACCTCTTGAAATTAAGTCAGCCGCAGAACTTGGTTGTCCACTGGTAGTTGCCGTACTTGTGTTTTGCGGAGGAGCATAGGGCTGTTGTAGGGCTGGTTGTCCTGCCTGAGAAGTCTGTTTTGTTGGCCCACCCTTACCCGCCCCTCCAGTAGCGGCAAAGTCTGCTGCGGCTGAGGCATCGTCCCATCCCTGATATCCATAAAATCCTTGTTGGACTAATTGCTGTGCAGTGGCCATTAAGTGTCAAACCTCCCCCTAAGGTCTTTCGTACTTGAGTTTCCGAAAAAATTAGGAACGTCAAAGAAAGGCATATTTTTTTCGTACTTTGCCATTTCCTGTCTAATCTTGCCCCAAGAGGTTGCCAGTATTTGTTTGGCTTCAGCACTTTTAAACTGAGAGGATTTGTCATCTTCTCCTTTAGACCTAAGTATTGCCACGGCTTCAAGTTCCACTGCTTCGTTTGCTTCAGGAGTAGAATAAGTAAAGATTGTTGTATCACTATCAGCACTTAGTACCGTTACATTCTTTATGCCCCAGATATAAATGACATTTATTCCTGTAACTAGACTCCCTGCAACAGTAGGAACTGGCCAAACAAAATACCTTCTCCATTGATTAGCCCACTTTTTATCGGTACTGTCGGGGTAATCTTCTTTCCAGTTTAAGTAATCATCAAAAGAGAGGGGGCTTCCATCAGGGTCTTCTCCGTACCTTGGGTCTTCACCGCTCGAATCCGAAATACCAAGTTTCCAAATAGAATTTGATCTCCAATTTTGGGGATAATCATAATACTCCTGATCCACTTGAGTTACAGTCTTTTTGGCGTCTTGAAGTTCGGGCCAAGGGAATAATCCCGCCGCCTTCCGATATGCTCTGTTTATAGCCCTATCTATAAGACTAGGCGCATAAAGAGTTGATTCATCTCCGACAGTAAGGTCGTCTTGGATTGCCGTTCTTAGTTCTGCTAGTGTATCCATAGTCAAATAATAGATATCTGTTTTAGTTTAAGGCAATAAGTTAAGTGAACCACAATCTAAATTTCGGGCATTCCAGTGGTTGTAGTTGAACGAAACCTCTTTGCCAAAAAATTATAATTAAAAGCCCAATAATTATTAGAATTAAACCAACTGCTCCTAAAATGTAAATTCTTTTCATCTACCTAACGGAATCACGGAAATATAACTATCTGTCATTTGGGCAGTTCCCGTCCCAGACTGTCTTCTGGCTCTAATAATCATTGTGTGTGTTCCTGCACCAAATCCAAATATCCAAAACATTGAAAATGTTTGGTCATAAAGTTGGTCAAAAACTAAATTTGGTGAAAAAGATCCAGCAAGAGAATCATTAAAACTCATCACCATTATATCTCCAGCAGTACCAACTCGACCAAAACCCCAATAATTAACCAGAAGATTTGTTGTTCTTAATAAAACTACTTCTAAACTAGCTATCGTTACAAAATTAGAATCTGGAATTTGAGCTTCTGTGTCACCATTTGTTGCTTGATATGGGAAATTCGCTGTTGAGACTAATCCCGTTCCATCTATTATAGTTTGGCCATTTTCATCTTCTACTGTTATACCTCCTGTCAATAAAGAACCAGCTCGTATTTCTCCCTTAAACACCGCATCCCCCGTATCCCCATCTATCGCAAAGGTTGTTATCCCTGCTTTATCTCTGGCGGTTAATCCGCTAGGAGTTATCCTTAAATCTCCCGAAATGCCCGATTTAAAATCTCCAATTTTGAGACCACCAGATTGTTGCAACTCAAACTCTTGAAGTATCTTTTTACTTCTAGTGTTTAGCGCCTGACCAATAGTCTCACTTGCGACTATCTTTTTCTTAAATGGTTTATCTTTTGTAATAGCTGGAGAATAAGTACCCGCAGGGTTAGCCTGTCCAGGTAAGGGAACAAGTTGAGGTTCCCCTGGAAACGGAGTGTCCTGTATTACCTCTGGTTCGTAAACTTTGTCTGCCATGTTAGTCAAAGTAAGTTCTGCTTCTTAATACTGTCGGTGTCAGGTTGAAAGACGGAGTTAGTAAAATTTTATGTTCAAAAATATCCCCTTCCGCACCGATTCTAAATACTGCCTTTTTACCATTCGTTGTAGAGTAACTTGCGTCACCATTGGCCGCGTAAGCCCTTGTCCAACCCCCTGCTTTGTTCATTTTGTAAAATAGTTCTATGCTACATCCTGTAGGTAACTGCTCCATAAGCAATTCCGTATACTTCCAGGTTGTTGGTCTTTCTGGATTTTTCATCGGAGTTCTAAACTCAAGCGAGTGGTATTCTGCGGTGGCTTTAAAATCAGGGTCTACGGCTTTAACTCCGAAAGACGTACCATCACGGTAAGAACAAATAGTCGTGCCTTCAACATTAGCAACCGCACCGATTTCGTCTACATCAAGTTCATATTCTAAATTAAGAGTAAAAGGAGCTTCCTTGTGCCTACGGCCATAACTGTAAATCCCGTTATAACCAGATGTAGCCCCAAAAACACCCCAAAGAGATAAGTTTCCCAAGGACTGAACATCCACCCAGGATAAACTCGTACTTTCCCAATCAAATATATTAATCTGATCCACTTCATTAGCCACTCCACCGGGATTTACTCTACCCCCCCCAGGGAATCTTTTAGCGGGCATTGTGTCGGTAAAATTAGCAAAGAATATCTCTCCATCATCTCCGATTTGAGCTAGAGGAACCTCACAATCAATCATTCCATTAACACCTTTATTGGGATAGCCTGCTTTGTAAGTTCCTATTATCGCTCTACCGTTTCTTTCAACTATAGTTTTTGCGACATTCCCCGGAATTAAATTAAGTGCCTCATTAGTATAGGAATCGTCATATCCTACTAAAGCAATATCAGAACCTGCACTGATATAATTCGCACCACCGACTTGTTTCATGGTGTGCCAATCTGCATCGGGTAAATTATCAGCTACAGTAGTAACATCAGTCCAATTCGAGTTACCAGGGAGTTCTTTTTGTTTGACCTTAGTTCCTGTTGCCCACTGAAGATAAGTTGTCGTAGCGGATGGTTTTTCTTCTGCTCCTTTTATCTGTCCGTCTGGGTCTTTGTAAACATTTCTCCAGTAACCATCACTGAAACGCCTGTAAATAAATCCTGTGTTGCCGAATCCATAAGTATTCCCATCACTTGCCTTAACAAAGAATCTGATTAAATCCTCAAATACATTGACTAACCCTTCAGACTGGGAAGGTGAGGCACTTAACGATCCTGAAGGAGACGCTGAACCTGAAGGAGATGCACTTTTAGAGGCACTCTTAGAACCCGATGGTGAATTACTTTGGCTGGGAGTACCGCTGGGACTTTGAGTTGGACTCGCACTTCCACTTGGTGATGCCGATGCGCTGGGTGAAAGAGAGGGTGAGATTGAATGAGTTATCCCAAAAAGCCCCTCATCAATCAATCTCTGTCCGCAAGTAAGGGTATCAACAGTTTTCCTGATATCTAGGTTGCTTAGGAACTTTGCCGATCCTCTTATCCCACGATCAGAAAATGACGAAATCCCGCCCGACCATGAAGTTATCTCAAAAATTGGCATACTTTATATTAGAAAAAATTATTGGTTTAACGCAATTTAGTCTGGTGAGCTGGGTAATGCATCCCACGACTTATACTTATCAACATAAGCAATAGGGCTTGAAGGACTTGCACTCTCGGAAGCTATATTATTTGGGATTGGGTCATCGTCAACAACTATTGGTAAATCATCCCACTCCTTATATTTAGCAACATATGATATCGGAGAAACAGACGGGCTGGCGCTGGGACTGAGGGATGCTGACCCGCTTGCCGCAGAAGGTGACACACTTGCACTCTCACTTGCAGAGGGTGACAAGGAAGCGCTGGCAGAAGCAGACCCAGACGCCGAAGGAGATAATGAAGCACTTTCACTTCGTGACGCACTGGCTGATTCAGAGTTAGAAGCAGATTTACTGGCACTTTTGCTTTCTGATGCCGAAGCACTTGCAGAAGCGGAAGCTGATGGGGAAAGAGATTTGCTTTCACTGGCAGAAACAGAAGCACTTATTGACGCAGACGGAGACAAGCTCTTTGATTCACTTGCGCTTGGACTTGGTGATTTCGACTCCGAGGCACTTGGAGATAATGATGCAGAGAGAGACAGGGATGCACTAGGACTTAACGACTTACTTTCAGAGGCTGACGGACTCTGGGAAGCTGATTCAGATGCAGATGGACTTAAACTGGCTGATGGTGACAGGGAAGCACTAGGGCTTTGTGATTTACTTTCTGAAGCACTCGGACTTTGAGAGGCAGATGCGCTAGCCGATGGTGAAAGAGATCCAGAAGGACTTTGGGAAGCAGATCCGCTACCTCCTGAAGCAGAAGCGCTAGCGCTAGGTGATAAAGATTTACTTCCCGAAGCAGAGGGACTAAGACTTTTTGATTCAGAAGCACTAGGAGACTGGCTGGCAGATGGAGATAAGCTGGCCGATGGGCTTAAACTCTTAGACTCACTAGCGGAAGGAGATTGACTCTTGCTCGCTGAAGCACTAGGACTCAAAGAAGCTGATGGCGAAAGAGAGGCACTTGGACTTAATGATTTAGACTCTGAAGCGCTGGGAGAAAGGCTCTTGCTTTCTGAGGCGCTTGGGCTTTGAGACGCACTAGGGCTAAGTGAAGCGCTAGGAGACAACGATTTACTTTCACTAGCAGAAGGAGACAAACTAGCACTAGTTGATGCTGATGGGCTAAGACTGGCCGATGGTGATAGTGAGGCGGAAGGGCTTAAGCTCGCAGACGGACTAAGAGAGCCTGAGGGGGACAGGCTAGCTGACGGACTAAGAGACTTACTTTCTGACGCTGATGGACTTTGACTTTTAGACTCACTAGCACTTGGTGAAAGTGACGCAGATGGACTTAGAGATGCCGAGGGACTTAGAGAGGCACTAGGGCTAAGACTAGCGCTTGGACTGAGTGATGCAGACGGTGATAGCGAGGCCGAGGGGCTAAGGGAGGCACTCGGGCTTAAAGAAGCTGAGGGTGAAAGAGATGCGCTTCCTGCCGCCGTACTTCCTACTGCCAAATATAGAATTTCTCTTGCTGTTGCATCGGCGGTTGACCAGTTAAGAGTAAACCCATCACTATCAAATGAAACAAAATCTGCTTCTGCATCCAGGGTAGGAGTATCAGCATGGGAATACATTGTAATAATTTCATCTTGGTCTAATACACTATTTGCCTGTTGGGGTGAAACAGCGTCTTGATCTCCCATCCATGTAGCAAATCTGGCTGTTGTACTTGAAGCTGCACCAATAGAATGTTTAGAGTCTTCTATGATCGAAGAAGAAGTTACTTGGTTCCAGCTCATAAGAAGTAATCCATTTGGCTGAAAACCTACTCCACTCGTTACTTGATTACCCGTACCTGTAGCCTGGTTAAATGACCCAACTTTAAAACTTGCACCCTTAAAACAAAATGCGAAACCATATCTTGCTGTCCCAGAAACCGTCGTGTAATTCAAGGTAAAACCATCGGAGTCAAAAGATGTAAGATCAGCCGACATAAATGCCGCACCACCATTTGATTCATCAATAACCTTGCCAGTTTTTTGGGTTTTTTCGTCAATTTGTGTTGTAACGGTCGACCCTATACGTATGCCCATAGCTCCCTCGGCAGAAGCCCCAGAAGCGAAACCAAGTCCAATTAAAGACGTGTTATTCGTAGTAGGTAAAGACGCAGAAGCACTTGTTAAAACAAGCATCGCATCTGGTTGAAAGCCTACGCCCGTATATGCCTGGCTACCCGTCGATGTTTTTGTTGTAAATTGGAGAATTGTAGAATTCGTTAGATCAGTCCCACCTAACGCTATATAATTCATTATATAAGCAACGCCGTCTGAGGTTGTTATATTGATGGTGAATCCGTCGGCATCAAAAGAAACAAAATCTGCATCGAGAATTATGGTGTCGCTTGAGTTGGCAAGTGAAACAACTTTTGTTGCCACAGTTGACCTGCTTGCATCTGTGGGGTTGGAGCCGTCAAAACCACGAGTTGATTGTGTTGTTCTATTTGTTGAAGAGGTGGCAAAACCAAGAATTAAAGTGGCATTAGCCGCGTTGCCGTCCGCAGTTAAGTTATTCCCTACAAATATAATTGCTTCAGGTTGGAAGCCAACACCAGTTACAGACTGGTTGCCTGTGGAAGTGTTAAGTGCAAATGAGCCAGCTTTTGTTGATAATGCCATTTCATCTTAAATTTCGTAGTGCTTGAAAATAAGTCCCTACTCTCGCCAGCGTTGCACCGTTGAGAGAAATATCATCTATTGCTGCATCTATGGCATCGGTCTTCTGTTTTCTCAGAATTGCGTTTCTTACTTCGTCAACCCCGCTATCATCAATTTCCTGTTGAGTGGGGACTAGTAAGGTTAGATTATCCACATCGAGCTTCCAATACCCATTGTCAAGATCAATAGGTGTTACCATTTCAATCGCAGTCTCATCCAGGGACAAAACAGGAACATTATCTGTGGTAAGTCTCCGTATTATTCTTGTTGTTGTGTGAATGATTGCTTTTTGCATACTTTTAATATTAAACTAAATCTTTATTTAAAGACAACTAAAGTGTGCTTGTATATTTGTCCGTATAAGTATTTCCTGTAGTTGAATACTTATTGGTATAACTTGCCGGTGAAGGTGAGGCCGAGACTGAGGCAGATGCTGAAGGAGATTCAGATGCTGATGGGCTTAAGGAAGCACTGACCGATGCCGATTCACTTGCGCTGGGAGATAACGAGGCGCTTCCACTTGCCACCGATTCGCTAGCACTTCCGCTTGGACTTAGAGAGGCCGATTGGCTAACGCTTCCTGAGGGAGAGAGGGAGGCGCTTTCTGATTTAGATGCACTCTTGCTTGCAGACTTGGATGCAGATTTTGATTCCGAGGCGCTAGGACTTAAAGATTTAGATTCAGACTTTGATGCTGATGCCGATCCCGAGGCTGATGGGCTTTGACTAGCGGAGGGTGAAAGACTTTTACTCTCCGATGCCGAAGGGGATTGACTGGCGCTGGCCGACTTAGATGCTGATGCAGAAGCACTTGCAGACTGAGACAGGGATCCGGATGGACTTAAGGATGCACTTGGAGACAATGATTTACTAGCAGAGGCAGAGGGGGATAGAGAAGCCGAGGGCGACAAGGAGGCACTTGGCGATAAAGAGGCAGACCCAAAGTTCTCAAACGGATAATAAGCTACAAAATTTGCCTCACCCCCAGTTAATTCAAGGCTTTTGTTGTCACTTATTTCAGTTGAGGTTCTTATATCATTCCAAACTCTTACATCATCTAACATTCCATCAAAAAACTGTTCCTTCACTCCGCTTTGTTCTGTTGCACCCAAAATAAACGCTGCGGTTCCATTAAAGATTGAGGTTACACTTCCATCTTGTAAGGCTGTGCCATTTCCTTGACTTACGCCACCTACAAATAACTCAAATTCTGTGGCAACGGCATTTGATACATCACAAGTAACAGCCAAGTGAAACCACGTTCCTGGCGTTAATATGTAATTAAAAGCTACAGTATCCCTATTAGTTGTTCCTCCATCTGAAGTAATGGTGGCTGAAAGTCTTTTTGTTCCCCCTGAATCCTGATATGCAATGGCATAAGACCTTTGTGCTGTTCCATAATCTGATTTGTTTACAATGAAATAAGTAGTATCTGCCCCAGGGGCGCTTTCTACTTTTATCCAAAATTCAATGGTGAAATCTCCAGCCAAATCTAGACCAGTTTGTGCTGCATCCGCAATTGATAGAGATTGAGATGATCCAGCTTCAAAGTCTGCCGCAATAGCAGAATCTACAAATGGTGTATCACTTATTCCTGTAACAGTATTGTTGTTAGTTAGGTCATTATTGTTGGCCGTTTTATCATCTATCTCTAATGTCATAGGAGAAGGAGAGGCGGAAGGAGAAAGCGATTTACTTGCACTACCACTAGGTGATTGAGAAGCTGATTGTGACAATGAGGCGGAAGGACTAAGAGAGGCTGAGGGACTCAAAGATTTAGACTCAGACGCAGAAGGTGAAAGGGATTTAGATGCCGAGGCGCTAGGAGACAAGGACGCTGATGGACTTAGACTTCCTGAAGGACTCAAACTGGCTGAGGGTGATTGACTTTTACTTTCACTGGCTGAAGGAGACAATGATTTACTTTCACTAGCCGAGGGGCTTAGTGAACCAGAGGGTGACAAACTAGCGCTAGGTGAGAGAGAAGCGCTAGGCGAAAGACTAGCACTAGGGCTTACTGAAGGGCTTACACTTGAACTTCCTCCCCCTGCTGCTGTATAGGTAGCGTAGATGGACATATTTATCGCAGTTGATGCGTCTGCAGTTGTCCACGGATCTTCCTTTGCGGCTGCGTAAGAACCAGCGCCAGAGAAAAGTTCGGAATACCCATTAAGGCTTCCAGCACTGTCATAGACGTAGTTCAAATCTCTCCCTGCTGTTATGTCGGCCCAATCCCAAGTTGCACTTATTACAATAGGCACAGCAGTAATGGCAATGGATAGGGATGAAAAATTGAAAAATGCGGCTGTTGTTGTTGTGGACTGGTCAACATCCCCAGAAGCACCAATGAGAGCGTGACTATCACCAGCAGTATCTTCCGTGTTCAGAAAGGCCATTGCAGTGATGGTGTCATTTCCAGCAGAGTTGTCTGCCGCAACAGATATTTCAGTAACTGTTCCAGCACCTGCGGGAGTATATCCTCTCCCATTCCTCCAATTTCTTTGAAATCCGCCCGAAGTTCTTATCCACCACCCACTGGTTGATGCACCTAGACTTGTGTATCCAAACGTCGGATCAACTATTACTGGATATACCGCATTATCTAACCATGCTTGGTCTATAGTCACACTCAATAATCCATTTTGCTCATCAATATTTAGTTCTCCCCAAGTCTCATTTCCATTAGCGTCTGTTATTTTTGGTCTGAAGATGTGGAAGGCTTTACCGACCTTGTATTCCATTCCATCGCTTCTATTCATTCCACCCTTTGTAGCGTGATATACAGCATAGCTTCCTTCTACGTTTTCAGGTCTTGAAGCACCTTCATCTATTTCTTCTTGAGTAAGTGGAGGCTGAAAGAAGAAGTTAAGTCCTTTGGTTTGAATAGTTGCGGTTAATACATTTGTACTTGGTTTTTGTTTCAGCACCCATTCGAACTCAAATCCCCCATCTTCACCAGCATCAGGCTTATCATATTGGTGTACTTCATATTCGGGAGTAATATATTTAATCTTCTCGCCTTCAGTTTCAACTGTAGCTCCTACTTTTTCTTCGGCTCGTAAAGAAAAGTTAACTTCATTATCCCAGCGCATTATCTTGAATTGGGGTTTGAAGTCGGGCTGAAGTGCATCCCCGATTTCTACTCCTATTCTATCTTTGGGGTTATCTTTTACCTCATGAGAGAAAGTTTCGTTCTCAACAACATATTTATCTGTTAAAACCTTGGGAAGTTTAATCTGGTCTATAGTCGCCATTCCCTAAGAATAGGAGTTATTTTTAGTTTAAGGCAATTAAATCTTTGGAGTCCCAGCCTGAAACCTGATAATTTTCACTCTCTTGCCAGTTAATAAGAAGCTGTTGGTTCCTATATTGTTCTTTTTTCCATCTTTGGCCTGTGGCATTAGCCCCGTGCTTAATATCCACGTTGGGAAACTCGGACATCCAAGTTTCATACTTAAACTGGTTCTTCCACTTAATTCTTCCATGAGTGAATGGTTCAAATCCACAATGCCTTACCCAGCCATTAAACTCTCCTTCAGATAACTCTTTAAACTTTTGCTCTGCCAACTCGAATCTTTCTCTGAAATGAGTAATCGCCGCATCTCGATAAACACAAAGTCCTGATAACTGGTTGACGTCATAGTGTAGTGCATGGCCATCTGTTGCCCTTAGAAGCCACACATTCTGGTTATAATAGAATACATCTTCTTTGGGTGGTTTGAAGTCAAAATGGGATGGGTGATACAAAACGTCATGCTCGGTGAAAAAGATTATATTGTCACTGCTTTTTTCCAATGCACCTAGTATTTGTTTAAACATTGTTAAATACCCACGCTTCATACTTGGGAAGCGTACATTCTTGTCCCCAAAATCCATCTTTTTAAGAGAAGAGCAGGTTATACTTATTTTCTTTTCTTTACTTATTTTTGAAAGTTGGTCTCTTACGGGCCTGGCAATCTTTTCGTCTAATTGATTGTCTGTATAAAATATAGCCCCACTAGTAATTGTCCAATCGGGAGGATTGAATTTATCTAATAGCCATTGGAATTTACGTGTTGCAAGCGGCCACTTGTCTTTTTGGAACATCTGCCTTGACTTCTCTCTGTTCTCGTTTACTTTGTCTTGCGGGTTAGGATATGGGAATCCGAAATCTCCTCCTCTTGTACGAAACATGTGTGCATACCATGTTCTAAGATTTGCTATAACTCTACCGCCTGACAACCAAGTCTTACAAGCAACCTCAACTCCCTGCTGACCCCAAGAGTTAAATTCTTCACTGCAAAGATCTAGTTCAAAATACTTTGCTTTGGTACACATAAAGCACGAGCCTTGTATGCTTAAAGTCTCTCTGAAATCACCTTGTGCAAGGCTTTCGGGTTTTTTAGCTTGACCTCCGTCATATTGGAAGTGCATCGTCTTATCAAATCTAAAAGTGAAGGTTTGCGGACTTCTCTTCGGAATCCATACTACATCCTTAATAGTAGGCTCTTTACACTCTTCACACATCCCTGAAGGGCTTTGGTAGCGTCTGTGACCATTTTTACACACCCAGTCAAAGGCGTGCAGATTACGCATCACCGGAATCATTGTTACATTATCATCAAGTTCCTTATATGCCTGGAGCATCTTCACATCAAAGCCTTTATCAAAAGCACAATGGGCGTCAACCTTCATTACATACTTACCTTTAGCTAACTTGGCAGCTTGATTGGCGGCGACTCTTTGCCCCACAGATACAGGGTTATATATAACTTTTACCTTTTCACTTACAGGAAGCGGAGGATCAGGTAAGTAACCATCCAAAATAGCGATTATTTCCGTTTCTCCTTCTATGTTTTCAAGAAGGTCTTGAATAGTACGACCTAAAAATTCTTCCGACCTCGCAGGAATAATTACTGTGAGATCCATGACTTGTTCCTTTCTAAAATAGCCCTAGTTATATCAGTGTTTGAATTGAAAGACTCAGCCCATGCACACCAAGCGTATATGTCTTTAGGAATACACTTTGAATTAAACCCTCTTTTTTCAAATATAAATGTCCACCAAAGGTTAAACCTTGGATCATCTCCATAAACTGCATCACGGATTGTATAATAGTCTACTCCTGATGCCTGACAAGCGTCGTAAAGCTCCTGACACTGTGCTACTTTAAAGGCTATTGCCCTATTCTCAGTTAGTTTGATAAGTTCCGCTTCGTAAGCCGTAACTTGTCTGATTGTGACGTTGGCGTTATAGACCGTAGTATACAAATCAATCAAATGCCTTCTCGCTCCTGGCTCTCCTCCAATAATCAGGAAGGGTCTGGTCTTGGGATCTAGCATGGGATGGGCCGGAGTTTCTCCTATATACTCAGGTTGCATCACAATTCGTTTATTGTAAATTCTTGATAATCGGTCACAAGTGCCAGGATTGACGGTTGAACGGACAACTATTAAAGGACAAGTACACCAGGCCACACATTCCTCTACAATCGAGGTATCCAGTTCTCCATCATCATTTTTCAGATTAGGAGTAGGTACACAAATAAAGGCAATATCACATTTATTTACATTGTTTTTGGTTGTTCCGTATATATTAGGGTCATATATAACAGCATCAGGAAATAGCTTGTGCATTGCTTTTCCAACCCACCCAAGACCGACAATTCCTACTTTCATTTTAGTTCTATTAAATCTAATTGTTTTTTTGCCCTAGTTTCTAGATCATCACCAATATAAAAGTGTTTATTTATTTTCTTGTGATATTTATGATAAATATTTTCCCCGTGTTCTGGTTTGGCTAATAATATTTCATCGGCCCATTCGCAAAGCATATTCAAGGTTTCTTTAGATACAAGTAATCCACCAACAGACAATACATCTTTATATCCTCTATCATTAAGTGCGCGTTTTGTCCATACACTTCGATTATTTCCCAGCCTACAGACACAAAGTATCTTCATATATTGAATATTATTCTGCTTCCCAGATTACTGAATCTAAATGGTAACTCTTTATAATCTTTAAGTGCTTCTTTAATTTTGGCTCTCTTGTTAGCTGAAAACATAACCAAAAGAAATCCTCCACCACCTGCACCAATTATCTTTCCTCCTATTGCTCCAGCCTTTTTGGCCATATCATACATCGAATCAATTTCTGGATTGCTAACTTTGTTAATTAAACTTTTCTTGATCTGCCAATACTTGTCAAATAACTGTGCAAAACCTTTTAAGTTACCTTTCAACAAGGCAACTATACCATTGTTAGCAAAGACCTTATTTTGATGAAGAAGCGGTAAATTTTCACCAACATTAAAGGATCCCAAGATATCATCAGCCTTTCTGGTAACCCCCGTATATAAAAGCATCAAACTGTTATTGAAGTCCTCTTTTACCGATTCATCCATTTCTATTTTCCTTCCATAGACTTCGCCTGACGGACTAAACTCAATTGCCCTTAAACCACCCATTACCGCAATATGCTGATCCTGTACCCCAATCGGTTTACCTAAAATATCTAATTCGATCTTTACAGCTTCCTCGGCCAGTTGTTGAGAACTTACACTTTCTCCTAGGTAAGCATGAAGGGCATTTAACACTCCAACTACAACACTACTTGAGGAACCAAGACCTGACCCCCGTGTTGGGATATCAGATAAAAATGATATTTCTATACCCTTTCTTATTCCAAGCAGTTTCAGGGACTCACGAACTAGATCATGTTTAAGATCATCTACTTTTTCTACAATCTCTTTATCTGAGTAATTCACAATTATTAGATCATCAAACCTCTTAACGACCGTGCAGTAAATATATTTGTCGATTGTCGTGGCCAAAACTAACCCACCATAATTCAGGAAATATTCTCTGAAGTCGGTATTTCCTCCAAGTAAACTTAGTCTTAAGGGTGTCTGACTAACTATCATCTAACTCCTTATACATCTCTCCTACCTTTTCTATGTGGTAATATTCGGATCTTTCAACACACTCTCTTGCGTAATTAACATATAAGCTTGTGGTTGTTCTTAGCCTGTCCAGTGCAGTCAAAAACTCACCAAAGTCATTAACTGGCATATAGCAACTCTTAACCTCTCCAAACGCCTTCTCGTCAAGTGCAATTGTCGGAATACCAAAAGAAGCGGCATTAACTATCTTTAACGGATTCGATAATATCTTCTTGTATGGCCTCCACACCAATTGAATATCAATACTCAAATAGAAATCTATAATATCCTGTCTGGTGTAAAACTTTGAAAACTCTATCAATTTCATATCTATTTTTGCTAATTCTCTCTTTAATTCTTTAGGAAGATACGGGAAGGCTCCTCTAGTCCCTATTACTCCAATCGTAGTTACTTCTCTTCCTTCCCGCCTAATTCGTTCAAAATTACAGTGATGTTGGGGAATATAGACAATCCTATTAGAAACTTCCCCAGACATGACTTCCATATCGGCTTGAGAACAGACTATCATTGTTACTTCAGGATGTCTTTTAGCTACCATTGCTAAATTATGACCGTCTATTATGTCCAAGTAGGGTTTTCCTTCAAACTTGAAATCATCACCCTTTCTAACCATAGGCTTGACATAAATGCAAACATCATTTTCGTACCCACTTTCAGGATTAAGTTTCGCCCCTATCTGATCCGCTATCTGATCTCCTCTTATCGTTGAAGAAACACGCATCAGCTGCCCCCTGGGAGGACTAACCCTATCTTTAAAAGACTGGCTCGGGTTTATATTAAGAAATGATGGTTTGGCAAAAATTGAAATCATAAGACATACTCCTTAACTACTTCCGAAACTTTCATTCTTCTTCCCGGAATATTAATCTCACAATTAAATCCTTCGGGGATTAGGTTAATCCAATGTAAAAACTCGTCTTTGTCCACAATGTATCTTTCTGCATCATGAATTTCTAATGGTTCATCGTTGGCAACTCGGTTTTTCATAAAGTTAATTAATGTGTTTGGATTATCTCCCCATGTGATATTCCCAAGTCTGACAATGCAATACTTTGGAAAGTTCTCCATTACCAATTCCTCCATTTTCCTTTTATGTTGTGCATAGCGGTTGTCGTTGTAAAAAATCGACAAAGAACCAAAATATACCAAGCGACTATTTCTATCTTGTTGTAAAAGTAAGTCTTTTTCTCTTTGATACTCAGTTTCACGAACCTCAGAACTATTACTGACCCCACTAGCGAAAAAGGTTGTTCCAGGTCTATCTGTCAACACACTAGCTATGTCTCCATTACCTTCAATCATATTAGTTTCATTTTCTCTCTTACATCACGATATGCTTTATTAAACTGGTCTGCTGTCTCTACGCCCCTTTGTGTAAACATCCATTCTTCTAATAGCTTTGGGGGAATGGTAACAATATCAGCCCCATTAACAAAGGCTTCCTCGATTTGATCTGTGTTTCTGATACTACCAATAATCACTTTTGTGGCCAAACTATGAGTTTGTAAGTATTTTAGAGTAGTAGCTAGTGTCCTGACGGCAGCACCCTCTCCTTTTGCCTCGTCACACCTACCCCAAAATAAACTGATATAGTTATCTCCTTGAGCGGTACTACCACGCATCGCTTCAGAAGCACCTATCAGTTGTCCTGCACTAATTCCAAGTGTTGCATTAAGCCTCACACCCTCTTGGCTTAATTTATACATTACTTCAAATGCTTTTTGTGAATCCCTCGGATCCATTGGAACCTTAATTACAGCATTACCAGGGAATCTATCACGATATCTGAGTGCTAAATCAACCATTTCCCCTTTTGACATATCGGAATCGGGAATCTCAATAGATATAGGAAAGTTCGGCCCCGATATCTCAATCATTTTCTCTATATGTTCGGGAACGTCTAAAATTCCCTCCTTCTGTAAAATCACAGGATTAGTGGTTGCTCCACCCAAAATTCCCGTATCAAACCACTTTTTAAATCCTTCAAGGTTGGCTGAATCGTAAAATATACCTGATTCTTTCATTTAATCCTTCCTTTAAGGTCAAATATTAATCCATGATTTATTACAACGTGCATCGCTTCAACAAGTGGTGTGCCATATACCTCATTATTAGTTGGAACCACAATACAAGCATCGGCCATTTTCTTTAACATTCCACCATCGAATCCCGAAAAGCCGATAATCTTAGCTCCTCGTTTCTTAGCAAGGTTGAGGGCCTTTGTAAGGTTGCCTGACCACTTACGATTACCCCCATGTACTGAAAAACCAACTAATACGTCTTTCTTTGTAAGCCATGCGTCCAACTGTCCTTCGAAGATACTGTCCCATCCGAGGTCGTTAGTGTAAGCACTGACAAGTGGGATATTGTCCACTAGAGAAATTGCCTTAAATCCCCCGGTCGTCTTAGCCAAATCAGCTGCAAAGTGAGTAGCAGTAGAAGCCGAACCGCCGCACCCCATCGTAAACACAGTTCCCTTTCGTTTATACAAATCTACTAAAATGTCTCTTGCCTTCACATATTCAGGAGACCATTTCCTTGCAAAGGACATATCAGATATAGATTCAAAATATTTAAGATATTCAAATGTCATGTTACTGGCCCCTTAACCCAAAACCACGATCTGTATTTATCTCTGGTTACCCCGTCTTTATATTCTTCGGCACCGACTATAAACAAAGGTATCATTCTGTAACATCTGGCGTAGGGAACCAAGGCTCTTTTGACATGATTAAACTTCTTGTAAGAAAAGTATGCGTAATCGTGTCCCGACATAATTCCGCCCATCCTTACCTTTTTAAGCCAATAATGTAGATCGTTGGTGAAGTTCACAAAGTCATGGTTTGCGTCAATATAAACAAAGTCTAAAGACTCATCTTCAAAGTCTTTTAGGGCATCCATTGAGCTTTTCCTTACTATTGTGCAATTTTTATAACTACTTAACATTCTTATCGTTTCCTGATATTTACCTTCAAAGTACTCTTGGGGAGCATTTAAGGCAGTGATTTGTTCCAATGGTTCGTAATCCGATAACATCCAAGAATCAATGCTATAGAGTTTTAAATTAGGGTTAGCTTTACATAATACCTTTGAGTATTCTCCCCTCCACACACCGATCTCCGCACCCTTGTTAAGGTTAAGTTCTGCGAATAACTTAGCCAGATCGTCTCTTCCCATATTGGGTATCTCCACAATATACTGACTACCCACATTAAGGTTGTACTTTTTAACTATGTAGTCATAATTATTCACTTCCAAAAGTCCTCCAAATCTACAAAGTTACTTAAAACAGTTGCTTGATTCTTGTCTTTTTCCCAGTTGGTTCGGTATTTAAATAACGGATAAATTTCCGAGTAATGATAGGTCTTTTCGTTATTCCCGCCGGAATCGTGAATTATTATATATTTCGCAAGGTTGGCAAGCCTTTTAACTTCTTCTCTGCGGCTACTATCTGGGGTCTGGTCTATCAACACAACATCCCAGGGCTTGTCTATCTTGGCATCTGAGTATTTCTCAACAAAGTGTAGTTCATGATATTCGTTTTCGTAGTGGTAATCAATGAAAAACTGCAACCAATTCTTAAAGTTCTCGTAGCTTACCAGTTTGCGTTTAGAGAGCATACAAGCATAATGTAGATAGGGTGTGCTAAATACTCCCATTCCCAGCTCCAGCACGTCTCCTGCGGTCTTAGACATCGCTTGTATAAGACAAGCTAAGTGCGTACCGTAATTTCCTGATACTTTCATTGAGTAAGCCATGTTTTGTACCTCTCTTTCCAGTCCTCCGGCCAAGTAGGCATAGGGTAAAACTTGTCAATAAACCATTCAATCTTTGGGTCTTTCATCCAGTGATTGGCCCAAACATCATAACTAACTCTCTCCTGATCTTTGGTATAACGATAACCCTTAACCGAACCATCTTGGTGCATATGTGCATACCAAGTTTTTTTATTAACCATTACCTTACCTCCCAAAAACCAAGTCTTTAGTCCGAGATTAGGCGGCTCTTGGGCGTGTCCCATAGGGTCAATCAAGGGGAAGCCCCCTATCTTGTTAAGAAAGAAGTCTCGGTTTACAAACCATCCAGAGCCGTGAAATTGTGGAGTTTCGTCTATTAGAATATCCAGTTTTTCTGCTGTTTTCTGAGGCCAATGCCCTCCAGCTTTAAATCTAAAGCCCCTTTTGTCCGTAAATGGACATGATAGGTAGAAATAATCGTAAAATCTTTCATCCTGCCATTCCCAAGTCTTACCGTCTAGCACATAGAAACGTGGAGTGACAATCCAATTATCCTGCATATCCGCCTGTAAGACTTCGTCGAATCCCTTACCGAAAGAACAGTGTGCATCGGACTTATAGATATACTTGCCTGTGGCCATAATAGCTAATATGTTCACCATTGCCTTTATCCCCACATTCTCAGGTAGCCTTAATACTCTGAAGTTGGGATAATCAGGGAAGTCTTGGTATTCAGGGCCATTAAAACCAACTATTACTTCAAACTCACCCGTAGCCTTCTCATATACATCCTGTACAGTCCTTTGAAGAACATTAACTCCCTCATTGGTCGTAGCAATCTCATTGCAACTCGGTACAATAATACTTACTTTAGGCATTGTTTACTCTTTCTAAGTCTTTGGGTGTATTGATTTCTCCTATAAAATCCTCGGCCTCTATAAGTGTTACTTTATGACTGGCGACAAACTCTTCTACTAATGATCTGAATTGTTCATTAACTGGTTCATAATCAAATATGTCCGTATTCAAAACCATCACGCCATCGTATATTCCGTTATTAAATGTTAGAATACTTAAATCTTCTCTTAGGCATCTTTCAATATTGACTGGGTTTGGTATTTCATCTCCGTATATTAAAAGAAATCTTTCATCTTTTAAGTAATCTCTTGTAGCAAGAAAGCTATACACATTCCCCTCATCCGATCCGGTGACATACTTTACTTCTTTTCTTTTACCTATATGTTTTACAATTTTATCTCCCAGATACTTAATAACAATAATTATTTCGTCTATTTCTTCTGGAAGAGAGGCTAATATGTAATCAATAATCGGCAATCCATTGACCTTCAACAATGGCTTAGGAGTCTTTGCCGTCAGTGGCATCATCCTTTCCCCCCTACCCGCCGCAAGTATCACAGCTTTCATATCTTGTCCTTTTTATATACTTCTTCCACAATCCTCAGTGTTTCGTAAGCATCTTCGGCGTTTGATCTCGATTCCGACATAAAATCTTCTAATTCAAGTTCCAATGAGTGATCTGCTATTGAATCACAAGGAATAACAAACTCTCTCACTTTGTCAGGGTCGTCTGTACGACTTCCAACTATCAACTTTTCAGGTTCTCCATATCTCATCCCCAACCCTTCAACGACCAGATAACCCTTAGTGCCGTATATCTCAAAAGTGTGCATCCGTTTCCACTGAGTCAAACTACTGTGAATTGAGGCAATTACATTTCCGCTTTTAAGAAGTACAAAAGCATTGTCTTCAGTCCCTGATCCCCAATAAGTATCGGCCCTGAATCCTTCTACTTTGTCAATCTTTCCCATGAACGACCTGGCCATATCAATCATGTGTACCCCTTGATCGTGCAAGTGTCCTCCCCCACCCATTTCCTTGTTTATTCTCCATTCTTTTTCATAGCCAGGTCTTCCTCCGAAACCATGTCTTGCCCTTATAAAGAGTAACTTACCTATATCTCCTGCTTTGTAAAACTCTCTGGCCTTGATAAACCCGTCGTGGAATCGGTAGTTATAACCTATCTTGTAAATCAAACCCATTTTCTTTGCTAACTTAATATTCTTCTTAATCTCTTTTGATGTAATAGCGCTGGGCTTTTCACAAAGAACGTGCTTACCAGCTTTGAGGGCTTGTTCGGTAATAGAAGCATGGAACTTGTGGGGAGTAGCGATTATAACAGCATCTATATTCGATGCCTCCAATACATCTTGTAGTGCAATAGTACCAGTCTTGGGTTCAACAATAGCAAGTAAGGAGTCGCCCAACACTCCAGCCCATCTGGTTCCCATCTTCCCTGCACCTATCAAAGCAAAATTCATAAGTTTATTAGTTTACTGACAATTTTATCTCTGCGTTTGTGATTCTTTTCCATAACAGCATTTAGTATCGGAGTTTCCACACCCTTGTTCTTGGCTACTTCTTGTAAGTAATTTATATCTCTATCGAAATGGCCACCTCGAAATCCCACTGACACATCTAAATATGCTTCTTTACCTATTCTCCAATCAGACCTTAACGCTTTTGTAACATCAACTACGTCAGCGCCAACCTGTTCACATATATCGGCAATGTCATTGATTAACGATACGGTAGTTGCTAAGTAAGCATTTGTTGCGTGTTTAATCATCTCAGCAGTTTCTATACTCGTAAAGAAAACCGTCTTGTCGTGGAACATATTAACTAGAGTGGGCTTAGGTTTGTCGCTATCAACTCCAATCGTAATTTGTGTAAGATTTATAAAATCAAAGATTCCCCTTCCGATTCTCATATGTTCGGGAATATAAGCATAGTTATCTCCTAGTATCTTCATCAGTTCTCTTGAAGTCCCTACTGGTACTTGGCTTGAACAAATTACCAATACACCCTGTCTGAGTTTATCCCTTACTCTTTTGGCTACAATAAACACATCTTCGATATCTCCCCGGCCATCTTTACTAATAGGAGTATCAATTGCTACCCAACACACTTCACACTCCTCCAATTTAACTATCTCGTGGCCTATCCTTTCCATGCAATATGAAAAAGCCTGGGCCATGTGTTCTGTTCCTACAATTGCTATTTTCATTTATGTTTTACAACAATTAGCCTATCGTCATAGCGTTCTCCACATTCGATTGTATTAGTGGAATAAATCTTGCTTATTGGTTCCAGAATACTGATATCGGCCACGTCCTCAATAACATAGATGCAATCTTTCTTTAAACGAGGCATTACGGACATACAGGTATAAACTTGGTCCTTCGGTTTGTGTGATCCGTCATCTATAACTAAATCCATATCTAAACCGACATTGCCGAATAAATATATGAGGTCATGTCCTTTAGATTGATCGCAGAGAAAAACCTTAATTCTATTCTCTTTAAACAACCTTCCTACCTGATTATCAGCCCCGTAGATCATTGCATTTGGAAAAAAATCTCTAAACATTCTAAGTCCAGCACCTTCGCCTACACCTATTTCAAGAACCTTTTTAACCCTACGTCTTTTGGAGTTATTTCTAAACATCTCGTAATAATGAGGCGTGTAGTGGTGTTTACCCCACTTGTCGGTTTTATACTTAATAGCCAACTCAGTTAACTTATCCATCCCATCTCCTTTATTTGTTTTTCCCAATCGCTAGGCCATGAAGGCATACCGGGGAATTTGGTATTTATAAACCACTCGAATTTATGAACCATATCAGGCTCTCTATTGTTCAACCAGTGATCTGCACTCCAACTAGAAGCTTCTACAGTACCACCAGGGAATCTATACATCCTTCCGTATCTTCTACCTTTATGTAAGTGTGCATACCAAGTTTTCTTATTTACTTTTATGGCCCCTCCTCCCAACCAAGTCTTGAAACCTATCTCCTGACTCTCCTGGGCAAACTGTCCATAACCTTCTTCTTTTAGCCCCCCCAGTACGTTTAGGAAGTAGTTTCGGGTCATAAAGTAGCATGAACCCTGCATTGATGGCGTATCGTCTATTTCCTCAGTTCTATCACGCTTCCAGGGTACGCCATGCATCCCGTCATCGTGATCTTTACCTTTACGTGGAAAGTCAATATACATATAGTTAATTGGGTACTTATTGTCTGTTCTTTCTTCAATCTTCCATTCTTCAACATTTAAAGCATAGCGCCTTGGTATCTGTATCCAATTATCTTCTAAGTGGTTTTCAATGAGTATTTTGCCAAAATTCTCACCAAATGCTACGTGGTCATCACACTTTAGAATGTATTTTCCTTTGGCCATAGCAACGCAGTTATTGATTCCTTGTCTTAAACCTATTGGGGAGGCGGGATGAATATAGTGGACTCTCCCATCTTCACTTAGGGGTTCTGGCCACTTCTCATCTACGTTTACAATCACTTCTATGTCTACTCCAGCATTTTTTAAAACATCTTCTATAGTTTTAGCTGTGAAGGGTGAATTGCGATTGGGAATAATTATACTTAAATCCATTTAATTTAGCCTAGTTACAATAATGTAATCCCGTCCCTCCATATCACCATCGTTAATTAGCCAAGTGTGAAACTTGCCTTTAGTGTAAATACTTAGCCAAGTATCCTTCATTAAACAATAGTCTTTATTTGCCCAAGATATTCTTGCGACCCATTTTCCTGCTTGGACTACTTTTAAGGCATCAAAAAAACTCATTGTCATAGCTTTATGTTGCGGTTTTGGAACTAGCGGTGTTAAACTTTCCATATTACTCACTCTCCTTTGTTTTAGATTTTGAAGCGCTTACATTCACTTTGTATAGCTTTTGAAGAAATTCACGAATTGCTATTCTTATTGTTTCACTTATTGTTCCGGGGAGTTCCTCTAAGAGACTAAAGTCTTTATCATCTATAAAAAGATTTATACGCCTCATTGAGTAAATTATGAGTAGGTGAATTAGTGGAAGTCAACAGGAAGATTAGCTATTATTTAAATTATTTATTACATTTTGACTAGATTGTAACTTCGATACTTTTATTATCACAACTAATTCTTCAGAACTAGGGCTTGGACTCGGAGATTCACTCCCACTTGGTGAGATACTTTCCGATACGGAAGGTGAAGGGCTTTTGCTTTCTGATCTTGATTCACTTGCAGATGAACTCACAGAAAGAGACTCACTTTTGGATTCCGAAGCCGATGGAGATAGAGATTTACTCTCGCTTAGGCTTCCTGAAGCACTGGCACTAGCTGACGGGCTTAAGCTTTTAGAGGCGGATGCACTACCGGATGCTGATTCCGATGCGGAGGGCGATAATGATTTACTTTCGGAAGCAGAGCCAGACTTAGATTCGCTTGCACTTGGGCTAAGGGATTTGCTCTCAGAAGCGGAGCCACTTTTAGATTCAGACCCACTCGGACTTAAAGACCTACTTTCTGACGCAGATTCCGACTTACTCTCACTAGCAGAACCAGACTTAGACTCTGATGCCGAGGGACTTAAACTGGCCGAACCCGAACCTACCCCTGATGGACTGGCGCTTCCAGAAGGTGATAATGAAGCCGAGGGTGACAAGCTTGCCGAAGGAGAAGGGCTTTTAGATTCACTGGCACTAGGAGATGCACTTTTTGATTCTGATGCACTAGGGGATAAACTCGCTGAGGGGGAAGCTGATTTAGACTCCGAAGCACTAGGAGAAAGAGATTCTGACTCACTCGCTGAGGGAGACAGGCTTGCTGATGGAGAGAGTGATTTGCTTTCTGAAGCTGATGGGGACTGACTCTTTGACTCAGAGGCACTCGGGCTTTCACTGGCAGATGGGCTTAGAGATTTAGATTCAGAAGCAGATGGTGAGGCCGACTTACTTTCGGAAGCGGAGGGGGATTCCGAGCCTGAAGGCGAAGCACTGAAACTGCCCGATTCCGAAGGACTTAGACTTTTACTTTCTGATGCGCTGGGGCTTTCACTAGCTGAGAAGGAAAGGGAAGCACTGGGTGACAAAGACGCTGATTCACTAACGCTGGCTGAGGGTGAAAGAGAAGCAGATGGGGAAAGTGATGCGCTTGGTGAAACTGAGGCAGAAGGAGATAAAGAAGCTGAAGGACTCAGCGATGCCGATCCACTTGTATAAACAGCATAAATTGCATACATTCCGTCAGCATCAGCCACCGCACCGCCTCCATAAGGGTCATTAAGGGTTGTTTGAGATGCGAGTATATCACTCCCGGCACCACCAGAGGCTTCACTGTCAACTCCACTGTTACCTGAGTGAGCGTCCATTTGTAGACCAAGCCAGTAGGCTGTGCTAGGGGAAATTGCCCAATCTACAGTTACACGAACCCAGCCACCCGCAGTATCGGAGTTGGTATTATCTACAAAAAGCCTAACATCTGCCACGCCGGCAGTATCAGAATATAATGCAACCTCAAAGTTTGCACTATTAGTACCAGCAGCACGATACCAACCTATCTCTGTTATTTTTGTAGCTCCTGCTGGGCTAGTGTCTTTTGTTACAACCGAAGAACCATCAAAAGTAGTGGATGTTCCTGCGGGGTCAGAAGTTGGAGCTGTTGTTACAAAACCCGAACTTGTTCCTAATACTACTGCCATATCAGACTACCCCCTTTTGAAGTTTAACTAAGAGTTTAGAAGTGTCTTTTAGGTTCCATATAAATATCACATTATTTTTCTATAATAATAGCCGTTGCGCCCGATTCTCTTTCAATAATGTTAAAAGCAGTCTGCTTGGTTCCATCCGCTTGTAAAGCAATCGCCAAGTCTACAATTTGATTGGCTGGAATAATCTCGTCAAAAAGTGAAGCATTGGCATCTTCTATTCCCCATCTTAAATAAACATCTTTAGAAATTGCATATATTCGCAAAAAAGTAGTATTTGTATTTAAGGTAATCTCAATTGACGAAGACAAAGTGGCTTGGACATAACGAGCCAGAGAAGTCCCCATAGGAGTTATCTGTATTGGTCTTCCAAATGTATCTGTTGGTAGTTCAGTCATAGTTATGGGAATGAAATACTTGCACTTGGACTTGCACTAGCTGATGGCGAAAGTGATCCTGATGGACTAAGGGACTTTGAGGCTGATTTAGATGCGCTAGCTGAAGGACTAAGACTTCCTGATGGGCTAAGAGATGGACTTACAGACTTAGACGCACTAGCCGATGGACTCTTTGAGGCCGAAGGGCTAAGAGATGCTGATACTGAACCTGACGGACTGGCTGATCCAGATGCACTGGCAGAGCCTGATGCTGACGGGCTAAGAGAACCAGATGGGCTTGCAGATTTAGAGGCACTGGCTGAAGCCGAGCCAGAAGGACTAAGGCTTTTAGATGCACTAGCACTAGGACTAAGTGATCCTGAGGGGCTAGCAGATTTAGATCCACTCTTACTGGCCGAGGCTGAACCTGATGCTGAGGGACTAAGAGACTTTGAAGCTGACGCACTTGGAGAAGCAGACTTGGATGCTGATTTGGACGCTGATGGGCTTGCTGAGGCTGATCCTGACGCTATTTCAGTCTCCATTGGCTGATTCCATATAGCATAGGTATCGTCTCCCGTATTTACATAAACATTATTTCCATTCTTATCAAGATCATAAAATACTGCACCATGTTTAAATCCTGAATCTCCGGTAGGAAGCGTATTTCCTTCAGCTTCTAAAATATCATCTGTAGATAGATGTCCTTGACTTGTTGATCCTTGAACCAACTCTGTATCCCACCTCAAAACCCTATTTGTTCTGTAAGGTAAAAGAGCTGTTAAGAAGTTCGCTTCCGTAGTAGTCCTTAATCCACTAGATTTAGCCTCGATTCGTGCGAGTTCAGCCTGGTCGTCTAGTGATAAATCTTGTTTTAGTAAAAACTTAGCCATGTTTCTCCTATTAAAAAAGCCTACTTCTTAAAACCTAGCGCTTTTTTTATAGCTGTAGGCTTCAAGCTGTAGGCTTTAATAGCTCTTTACTTATTTACTTTTTTAAAACTTCCAGAATCCTAATGCCGCTTGGTGTCGGTTGATGTCTTTCACCTTAGCTCCATAAACAAATAAGTCTTTGTATGCTGTACCGAAGTCTCCTATAAGATCCTCTTCCATTCTTGCATCAAGAACTTTCTCTGCAAATGTAAGCCAGTTTGGATGTCCTGCAAGCAGATAGTAGCCATCAGTATTATCGCCGTCAAGTCTATTACTCTGAAAGAGTTTGAAACCTTGCAACATACCCATAAAGCCCTTTTTAACTAAATCCTGATATGCTTCATCAACATGAAGGACTACTCCCGTTCCCTGAGTAAGTATTGTGAAAAATTCAGGAGGAGCAACTAAGTATCTATCTGAGTCCGGTACTGCCGAAAACCCATTCTTCTCTGCTAAATCAAGTCTTTGTTTAAGTGTTGCAACTTTGTTTAGAATATTTGCTGCGGTAATTGTTAATACTGTGGCCGCTTCGATGGTATACGCTGTACTTGCCGCTATTGCTCCGCCTGTGTAAGCAGATGTTGAATCATCAAGATCATCTTCAATAGTTATAGAGGTTGCGCTTGTGTATGTCTTAATCCTATACCAGGTTGTGTGTCCAGTGGCTTTGAAACCCCGACCAACCATAGCTGCAGTAAAGGTCGTTCCGTTTCCTGTTACAACACCTGTCGTTACCGCTACTTCAACATCACCTGTAGTGTAATCAGTCCCAACTCTATTTCCTGAGCCAACATCCGGGTGAAGATCAAAGGCGAACAAATCCATGTTTCTTGATCGTTCCTCACCAACCTGAGTAACTATATAAGGATGTGGATTCTTGATGTAGGAAAGCCACTTTGCGAGGGTCTTCTCTTTCCAGTAGAAAGATTTGTATTGATCGATAGTTAATGCGCCATTGTTTTCTGTTAGGGAGTCTGCTGTGAGGGCTGCGTCTGCGTAAGTCTTTTCGGAGAGTTTGCCGAAGTCGAGGATGTTTAGCTTGGATCCTACTCCGTTAATTTCACCTTCGTAGTTTCTGTTGACAATTGTGTCTAAAAGGTTATTGTCATACACAAACTGCATTACTTTGCTTGAAAAACCTTCTGCTATTTTTGTTCCGTATGCTGACATTTTGGTAAAGTTGTAGATCTACTTTACCGTCTTCTTAATGAAGGTTAGGAGTTATCTAGTTGTAAGTATGGATAGCGTTTTTAGTTTAAGTCAATAGGGGAAAATAGACTAATTTAGCCTCAAAGGTCGGACTTAATTTTTCCCGCTATTAAATATTCCTTGTATTTATTGTAGTCCGTCTCTCTTAATTTTCTTGCCTCTTCTAGGGTAATAGTATCGCTTTTCGGTTGTGGCTTGTCATTTGGCCCACCAGATCCATTTTCAAACATTCTTCCTTTATGCGGTTTGCTGTTGGTTGACTGCTCATGCAGGAAAGCACCTACCAATACTTTAAATGGTACGCTGTTATTGGATTCTTCTTTGGCGAAAGACTCAAATTCGTTTGTTTTACCTTCAAGTTCCGGGCTGTCAATTAATGTCTTGGGATCTCCTATAAACTCATTAACCGAATCATTCCACCTCTCTATCTTAGTTGCCTGTTCTTTGGCTTGAGATATGGTCTTTCTCCAATTCCTGCTTATAACTGTCTCTTTAGCAAAAGTTCTTTCAGTATCACTCATCACATCCCAGTCCTTAAACTCTTTTTGTAAGTCTTCTTCTGTTGGCTCGGGAGTTTCTTCTGCATCAATTAAAGCTTTGTTGATAACCCTATTCTTTGCGTATAGCTTCTGTGCCTCACGTGCTGAAGCGGACAACTTTTTATTCTTCTCTGCTACCTCTATCTTGAGTTTTTCTTTTACTTCCTTTGAAGGTTCTGCTTCTTCGGATTCTTCTTGTGGTTCAGACGGAGCAGGTTCACTTGGAATCGGCTCAGATGGTTCAGTTTCGTCAATTGAAGCTTCTAATTTTTCAGCCTCTTCTATAGCTTCCTGCTCCTTCTCTTGGAGTTCTTCTTTACTTGGCTTTTGGTGCTTTGGCATTTTTCTTTACCGGCTCCTTAGTAGGAGGTTTGGTTTCTAGTACGCTTTCGTATTCTTCTAACTGTGATGCTTTGAGATAACTTCGCCTTGCTCTCAAAAAGACTATTTCATCTTTAGTGAGTGTATCTGGATTCTTTTCAAGAATTTTCTCCAAATACTCTTGAGCCTCGGGATTCATTGGTTAAGATTAGACAATGAAATTGTTTATTGTCAAATGGAATGTATTTTTTTGTGACAGGAACTACATAACCATATAACATCTAACGGTTTCAAATAGTCCTCGTGGTGAGCAGATAATCTACTTTCTCTATTGCACCTAGAACATTTCTTGGGTTTGACTAATTTACCTATTTTAAGTGCATAAGCAACTTTACAGTAAGCCTTAAATGCTTCGGGGTGTTCCTTTCGCCAAGTTAATATAGCTTCTATGTAATCTGGGGCTCTATTTCTTCCATTTTTAGTATACCATTCTCTATAATATTTTTTACGGTACTCTAAATATATGGGGTCTTTTCTTCTTTTTCTATTATATTCTCTACTATAAGCCCTTCCTTTTTCTATATCAGCGTAAACCATATAGGAATTATACTAAGGAAAAACTTTTCTGTCAACTCTTTTTCTTTTTCTTCCTTTTGGCCTTGGCGGCTGCTTTGTAACCAGCCTTGCTATATGGAAAATGCTTTACCTTACCCTTTATTTTAACTTTAGGCATTTAACCCACCTTCTTTCCAACAATACTAGATACTGCGTTCTCCATTTGTTGTTTGGCTCTCTCCGGTGTACTTAAGAAGGCATCTAGTAACATATAGTTTCTTAATCTTGCTTTTAAGAATAAATCCTGTTTTTTCTCTATGTTGGATTTGCAAAGTTCCTGTTCAACAGCCTCTTTCATTGAAGTGATGTACTCTTTGATCTTTTCGACACTTAAAGCGCCTTTTTGGAGTGCTTCCAGCCATACATTAAGTGTTTCTTTCTCTGAAGGATTTAAGTCCTCGTATTTAAGTCCTGCTTTCTCTAATATCGAATCTAACATTATTGTATAAGCATGGGTTGTTGCTGTTTAGGTTGTTGCAGTTGTGGTTGCTGTTGTCCATTCATCGGCATACCAGCCCCAAGCATTGGATTTGTCATCTTTTGCTCTTCAAACTCCATTATCTCAGTTACTTCATCTGGGGTTAGATCAGCAAACTCAGCTAATTTTCTCTTGTAAATATCTAAGACTTTGGGATTATCAAACATCTCCATCTTTAGTAATTGAAGTTTTTGAAGTGAATCAGTGTCATTGGCTTTCTTCTCATCTTGGCTCCAGACTTTAACTCTATACCCGGCTTTGGTCATCCAATCTTTAGGAGATATCTCTCTTTCAAATATATTATCGGTATTTCTTCCTTCCTTGTAAATCTTGACTGCATCCAACTGGCCACTCGCTGCTTCAACTAATTTAAGGAATTTAGTTGCTCTTTGCTTCCAAGCATCTGTATAAAATTTAGACATCCCTTGTGTCCTGGCTTTTGCTTCACCTTGTGCTAACTCCACCTCACCCAACGTAACCTGCCTCTCGGTTTGTACTCCCTGTTGTGTTGCTGTAGCACCCGTAGCCTTCTCAGTCATCTCAGTTATATAAGCCATTTCGTCTAAGGATTCTGATAAATCAGGAATATCCACCTTTTGAAGAACATCTGCAGGTTTACCTGGTACAGGATACCATCCCCAGGGGACGGGATTGAAGGTTGAAGGAATAAAACCATCAGCTTTTAGAGAAGAATCGTAATAATGCATACCAAAGTTTCTTAGTGTTCTGTTCTCGACTAGTTGTGAGAACCAGGAGTTAAGCACCTTATTCGGAACCCTTACTATATCGGCTATCCCATCTGTCCAAAAATCTTGTTTGTCTATATCATCTCCCCAAGTGTTGTATCTGAAATGGTTTCTCCAGTAGTGATCCTCAGTTGTACCAATTATCACCTCTTGGGGTTTCTTCATTAAGATTGTTTGCTCTTCGGCTTCAACGTAAACAAATATCTGATCTGGTAACTCCTTACCCTCATACTTCTCGCCTTCTCTAAATACATAGTGAATTGTTAGCTCTACATAAGTTTCTCCGAGTACTGGATCTTCTATATCGCTCACACCCATGTCGGCCATCTTCTTGTTCTTTTCCTGTAGTGTGTTCTCGTTATCTTTCGCCTTAATTATTCCGAGTTGTGATTTAAAGTAATCTTCGAGTTTCCTTACTTCCTTTTTATCATAATCAGGATTTCTTTTAAGACTACTAAGGGGTACAAATATATGCGTGTGAATCAGAAACCTCGATGAGTCTATATCATAAGGGTTCATAAACCTATCAACCAAAATATCTTCAGGATCTTCAATGTCAAATCTAATCGCCCCATCCTCTACCTGCCATGAGTCAAATGTCCTTCCAAAGAAGAAGTCCTGCTTTTTGTCTACAATGTCCTGAATTTCTGCGTTATTTCTTTCAAGTGTCCACTTCCAATACTCATTCTGGAACACTTCGGCTTCTTTGTCGTTATCCAAGTTCTCAAATACTATTACAGGCATATCGTCAACATCCTTGAGGAGTGTTCTGAGGGTTGTCTTCATCAGGGGAAGATTGACGGACTGGCGCTGTGTTAACCGATTGATTGTAACGTGATCCCTATATAGCTCGTAGTTCTCTCTCCATGACTCTTCACGCCTTTCCCGGTAATTAAATCCCGCCTCTTTATTATTTAGAAGCATCTGAAGTTCTAAGTTTTCTAGTTTAATTTCTGCCATGCCTTAAGAGTAAACTATCATTTTAATTAAAGGCAATAGCTAGCCTACGTTGGGAATGTAAGGAAGGATTCCCCCCACGTTATTATCCTGAAGTATCGGTTGCATTGGTCGGAATGAGTCCATCCCGTAACGGGTCGCATCCATTAAATGATTCAAAAACTCTTGGGGTTCATTGATTATCTTTCCGTCTTTGTCCGTTATCCATAAGTAGTTTCTGTATTCTCTTAAAAGATTGAGTGAGCGCTTGGTAACACTTATTCTTTGCTGTTGCACATACTGAATTCCCTGTAAAACAGACCCCTGACCTTTTTGCGATCCTTTAATGTTAATTCCGTATACTTTATACATTTCGTCAATTGACTTTGGCTCTGCACTATCGGCCATCACTAAAGCAGGAGGTTCAGTAATTAATCTATCTGCTATGTCTTTATTGCTTAATCCGTGGTTGTAACATATCTCATCCAAAATATAACCGCCATTGTAATAGTGAATCGCAACTATTGCTGTCGGGTCGTTGGTGTAGCCGAAGTCTAGTCCATACCGTCTTAAGGCTGCTTCGTGAGGTATCTCGTCAACTATTGCCCAGTCCTTGTATATTCTTCCTTCGGCATCACCTAACTCACCCAACCCATAAACCTTCCACCAGTTCTTGTTTCCTCTCCTTACTTCAATTGCTTCAATAAGTTTTGGGTCAAGAGCTTCATTATCCTTATAAGTAAGAATTAAAAAGTCGCAATCGTCTCTATCTTTAACTGCCGGCTCGCCTGATATCTCATTCGCATAAAACCAAAACTCACTTACAGGGTTCCAATCTAACCAAACTATATCTTTAGTCCTGATTTCCAACTGCGTGTAAGTCTCGTAACTGATGTTATTTGCTTCGTTAATGAAAAGGACGTCACGCCTTGGCCCCCGAACTTTGCCCGGCTGATCGGCTGAGAAAAATTCGATTATACTTTTCGTCTCGAAAGTGTAAATGCAGTCAGTTCTATTCCACATCACATCTTTGAAATAGTTATGCTCCCGCATTATTGAAAGGAAGTCTCTGATTGCACCACGTTTTAAATGGGGGAATGACTCTGATACTACACTTATCCTTTGATTATCATGCCGTTGGGCGTAATCAATTAAAATAAGAAGAATTGAGATAGTCTTACTGGCACTTGTCCCACCTGCTATTCCTCTAATCCTCTTTGTTAGCTTCTGGAGCTTCTCGGTTGCCCGAGTCTTTATGTACATCGCCTAAAATTGGAAGTGGCTTGCCGCCAGAAGTAATATCTGTATGAGTTGATTCTATCATCTTATGGTTTACTTTAAGAAGTAGCATGACAATATTTGAGTTGATTTCCTTACCGCCGAATACCCCTATTTCAGTAAGATATTCTTTCTGTTTCATCTTTAATTCTCTTAAAGCGTCAGATATCTCTTTGTGTATTTTTCTCCACTGATAAAGAGTTTCTTTACTTATCCCGAGTTTAAGGGCGAATCCTTCAACTGTCGGTATCTTCATGTTTTGGGGAATAGCTTCTGCCATATACTCATCATAAGTCTTTAGTGTTTCTTCTGAATACTTTGTAGGCTTTGTAATCATATCTTCCTTAGTTGCACATAAAATGTTTTATTTGATATTATTACAGCTCTCCTTATATAACCTAATTTTAGCAGACCATTCAATGCATTGACTACAGTAGAACTATTCCGGCCTTTTCTTTTCATTTCGTCTATTATTTCTTTTTGGGGAATAGGAGTCTTTTCAGTCATTACCCAATAAGTAATAAACCGCACGATCTTTTGTTGAAGGTCGGTTATATCGTAAAGATTCGTATACTCTGTTTTTGGCATCTAGTACATCTAGTCTCTTTCATCTTTTAAGACCATTATTAGTGACCAAAAGCTTATAGCTATTACTCCTACAACTAAACCTATTATAAAACCTGTTAAGAATGTAAAAAAGTAAGTCATTTACTTTTGAGAGTTAAATATTTTCTTGCGTATTCGTTTATCCATTCAGAAACTTTTTTGGTCATGCCGACTAATTCTATTGGATCATTAGCATTTTTAATGTCTGTACACCTTTTTGGTTCTAATAATTCAAGATTCCTATAAACCGCTACGTCATATCCGTTAAGACAAGGCTCTAAGGCAATTTCTATATCACTCTTTTTGTATGATAAATAACCCGCCGGCATTTTCAAAAAGTCTTTAATTGTTATTTCTTCTTTCTTTCTCATATTATTTTATTTTTTATATGTCATTGACGTTATTATAATAGCCAAAATTAGGATTCCAAAAGGCCACCAATTACTCAAATTTACACAAACATTTTCCATATTCTCTTTGGTAAAAGTTATTTATTTTTGAGAGTTTAGAATAAATATCTTCCCAAATCACTGTCCCCGCTATCGGCTATATCCGCATAATAAAATCCCATTTCACTTTTCTTATAACCAGCCCTCCTTGCTTTATACCAATGTTGTTGTGTTTCAGTTTCACTCCAGTATGCTTGTATATCAGCACCAAACTTGTCTGAAAGTAATTTAATAAACCATCTTTTTATTTTCTTTTTCATTTGAGATTATTTCTAGTCTTTTAATTTTAAAAGTTATCTACAGAATATAGAGCCATTATTCCCCCAAATATTAAAAGCAAACCAATATGTATTAAACCAAGTCCAATACAAATCATTAATATTCCCACAACAAAGAAAACTGCGTCAAATAGGTCATGGGATTTGTCTTTGTTTTTCATATTCTTTTATTGCTACTAATAATGTTGTTGGCACGCTTTATTATTTCTTCAAGTTGCTCCAATGTTATATAGTAATCATTATTTTTACCAACAACCTGATTATTCTTCATAGCCAATTTAGTTGCTTCGCTGTATATTTCTAATGATTCTTCGCTTACTAACATAAGACTCATATTCTTATTTTTGAGAGTTAGAGTTTAGAATTTCATCCAAGACTTTAAACACAGCTTCTTCCGCCAGGTCATCGAGTAAAGCATCTTCCCCCGTTAAACTTTCTCCTAGTAACTTATCCTTTATTTTTTCAATTACCTCTTTCTCTCTTTCTTTTAGCTTTTGGTCAAACCAGTCAAACATCATATGATCCCTTATTTCAATAGCTCCTAATTGCATTTCATTAAAATCTTTATTATTTTGAAATGGTTTAACAAACTTCTTTATAAATTCTTTCTTCATATATTCTCCTCTTTGGTAAAAGTTATTTAAAGGGCTTTGGTTGGTGCGGACAAATAGTTGCTCTACTTAATTAGCAGTGTGCCTTATTCTGCCATCCCGCACCACCAAAACCCTCTAATTCTATAACTTCAGTCTTTAAAAATTGGTTTATTATTTATTAAAGATTCTATACAAGATTTATATCCCCAGTTGGGATTTATCTTATTTACATCTAATTGTTGACAGAACTTGATTAAATCTTTTTGATATACCTTTTGTTGCCAATCAAACATATCTCTACGAAGATTAAGTTCAGCAATTTTATATTTCAAAATCACATCAAGACAAAAGACTATTATCCCCATTATTATAAATATCACTCCAACCCAGAATATATGTTTAGTCATATTTTTTAATTTCTTTAATCATTTTTGAAATAGCTTTCGAATAAAATACCCAGTCGCTTATTGACTTTTTGTAAGGCATATTAGAATCAAAGTCTTCACAATTCCCATCAGAATCTATAGTAA